GCGTCTTATTGGTCGTAAATTTGATGAGTCAGCTGTACAGAAAGATATTGACTTAATGCCATATAGCATTATTAAAGCTGAAAACGGTGATGCATGGGTAGAAGCAAATGGTGAGAAACTAGCTCCCCCACAAGTGTCTGCAGAAATCTTACGTAAGATGAAAAAAACTGCAGAGGACTATTTAGGTACAGAAGTAACCCAAGCAGTTATTACAGTACCTGCATACTTTAACGATTCACAACGTCAAGCAACTAAAGATGCAGGACGTATTGCTGGATTAGAAGTATTGCGTATTATTAATGAACCAACTGCTGCAGCATTAAGCTACGGTGTTGATAAGTCTGATAAAAAAGACCGCAAAGTTGCTGTATTTGACTTAGGTGGTGGTACTTTTGATATTAGTATTATTGAGATCGCTAATGTTGACGGCGATAAACAAATTGAAGTGTTATCTACAAACGGTGATACTTTTTTGGGTGGTTAAGTATTAGCCTCCCGTATAAAAATTCCGTGAATTGCTGGGAACCCCTTAGAGCTATTCATACTACAGCATAATTAGTAATGATAAGTGCGAACGTTAAAAAATGAATAGATTGGGAAATCAGCAGCCAAGGGACTTAGGAATAAGTTCAAGGTTCAACGACTAGGTCATGGAGTCCAGATAGGACAGTAAAGACCCAAGAGTGCGGAAAATTATAGATCTTCTAATCTTATGATAAATAAAATTATAGGAGGGGAAGATATGGATAAGATATATTTTGTTTACAAAACAACTAATTTAATTAATAACACCATTTATATTGGTGTACATGAAACTACTAATATTAACGACGGCTATATAGGGTCTGGAAAATTATTAAAACAAGCAATAAAGAAATATGGAAAAACTAATTTCAAACGCGACATATTAGAATTTTGCAATTCAAAACATGATGCATATGAATATGAAGCTAAATTAGTAGATTCGATCTTTATTAAACGAGACGACGTTTATAATTTAACAGAAGGTGGTCGTGGAGTAATTACACATTCATCCTTTGGTATTGAACGAATACGTAAATGCTCTATAGATAAAGTAGTAGCTAAAGATAATTTATTAGGTACAGTGGTAAAAATTTCAAAAAGTACATTTGATGCAAACCCTGATAGATATGCAGGTCACACAACCGGTAGACGAGTTATGAAAACCGTAACTAACGAAACTGTAGTAGTTGACAATAAAAACGATACATCGTTAGTAGGCATTACAAAAGGGTTAACAAAAGTGTTTAATGAAACTGGTAAAATTATTATGGTTTCAGTTACTGATGAAAAATTTTTATCAAAGCAGTATACATCAACTTCAGCAGGACGGATAGTTGTTAAAGATATTAATGGTAATAAATTTACAGTTAATAAAGATGACCCTAGATTAATTTCTAAAGAGGTAGTTGGTATAGCTGCTGGAAAAAGATATAAACAAAATAAAAAACGACAACAAGTAACTTGTCCACATTGCAATAAAATTGGAGATTCGTCAAATATGAAACGATGGCACTTTGATAATTGCAAGTCTATAATTAAGATATAGTCTGAGCTTATATGAAAGTATAAGAAGTTAAGATAAAGAGCTTAACGATAACATAACTGGAAGACTTTGACCAACGATTAATGGATCATTTGATTGACGAATTTAAGAAAGACTCAGGTGTTGATCTTAAATCTGATACAATGGCGTTGCAACGTTTAAAAGAAGCTGCTGAAAAAGCTAAAATTGAATTGTCAAGCACTGCACAAACAAATGTTAACTTACCATATGTTACTGCAGATGCCACAGGTCCGAAACACTTAAACGTAACAGTAACTCGTGCTAAGTTTGAAGCATTAGTAGACGATTTAGTACAACGTTCAATCGAACCATGTAAAATTGCAATTGCTGATGCTAAAGTTAGTTTGTCAGATATTGACGAAGTTATTTTAGTAGGTGGTCAAACACGTATGCCTAAAGTACAAGAAGCTGTTGAAGCATTCTTTGGAAAAGCACCACGTAAAGACGTTAATCCAGATGAAGCTGTTGCTGCAGGTGCTGCTATCCAAGGTGCAGTATTAGCAGGTGATAAAACTGACGTATTGTTACTTGACGTTACTCCATTAAGTTTAGGTATTGAAACAATGGGCGGGGTATTTACTAAGTTAATTCAGAAAAATACAACCATTCCAACTAAAGCAAGCCAGACATTCTCAACAGCAGAAGATAATCAACCTGCAGTTACTATTAAAGTAGGTCAAGGTGAACGTGAATTGTATCGTTACAATAAACAACTTGGTGAGTTTAACTTAGAAGGGATTGACGCAGCTCCACGCGGTCAACCACAGATTGAAGTAACTTTTGATATTGATGCTAACGGTATTATGCATGTAAGTGCTAAAGATAAAACTACCGGCAAAGAGAACAAAATTACTATTAAATCTGATTCAGGACTAACAGATGCTGAGATTGAACGTATGGTTAAAGAAGCTGAGGAAAATGCAGAAGCAGATGCTAAAGCTAAGTCATTAATTGAAGCACGTAACAGTGCAGAAGCACAATCTCATTCATTGAAGAAAGATTATGACGAAGTAAAAGATCAATTAACTGAAGAAGAACGTACTGCGTTTGAAGACGCGTTACTAGCATTAGAAACTGCAAGAGACGGTGAAGAAGTTGAACCTATTACTGAAGCAACTAATAAACTGTTTGAAGCTGCAGCTCCGGTATTTACTAAAAAACAAGAAGCCGATGCAGCCAACGCTGCTGCAGCTGCTGCTACTGAAGCAACGAGTACTGAAGAAACAGTTAGTGCAGATTTTACTGAAGTAACTCCAGAAGAACCAAAAGAGTAACACACAATTTAAACACAGCTGTTGACATTTGTTAACAGCTGTGTTATTATATACGCAAATAAACGCCATAAGGGTTTATATAGTCCTCGCTTACAATAAGGAGATTTTTATGTCACAATTAAAAACAATAAGCAATGCAGAATTAGCATTATTAAATAAAGCACTAATAGGGTTTGATACTTTATTTTCAAACGTATTAACAGCAACCGCAGCTAACAATTATCCACCACACAACATTGTAAAATACAACGATACTTACTACGAAATAGAAGTAGCAGTTGCTGGTTTTACTAAGTACGATATTAACATCGAAGTTAATCAAGATTTACTCGTTATAACAGGTAAAAAACGTAATAACGAAAAATACAATCCTGATCTAAATGAAAGAAAAGAATTCTTACATCGAGGATTAGCATTTAGAGATTTTGAACAAACCTTTACGCTTGCAGAATATATGGAAGTTAAAGATGCTAAAGTAGAAAACGGTATGCTTACAATTGGTATTGAACGATTAATGCCAACTGCATTACAACCCCGACAAATTCAAATTAAATAGGAGCCCAAATGGCAAATACAGATGTAGCAGTAGACGAAAAAGTTAGAATTAAGGTTTCAGAACCAAAGCGTTGGAAAGTTATTCTTATTAATGACGACGTTACTCCTGTTGACTTTGTAGTAACTTTATTAATGGATGTGTTTAAACATGATCCTAATTCTGCAGGTAATATTACTATGCAAGTACACGAAACTGGATCTGGCATTGCAGGTGTGTATAGTTTTGAAATTGCAGAAATTAAGGCAGTTGAATCAACTACACTTGCTAGATCAGCCGGGTATCCTTTACAAATTAAAATGGAAGAAGATCTATGAGTTTAAAAGAACTAACTGCAGAAGCACATAAACTAGCAGAATCTCAACCATTTGTTAACCTAATTTTCTCTGGAAATATTAGTAAAGAACAGTACGCACATTATTTGCTTAACCAAGAACTTGCATACGCAACCTTAGAAGCATTTGCAAATGATGCAGGTATACTAGATGATCTACCTGGCATTAAACGTGCTGAAAAAATTAAACAAGATCTTCTTGAGTTAGAAGCCGATGTTCCAGATTTACCAAATTTTAAAATATTAGAATCTACTCACGAGTATTTGAGACATCTTTTAACAATTAAAGACGATCCTAAGAAACTAATGGCTCATATTTATGTCAGGCATATGGGAGATTTGTATGGCGGTCAAATGATTGCTAAAAAAGTTCCCGGTTTAGGTAATTTCTATAAGTTTGAAAATACCAATGAACTTAAAGACGCAATACGTGCTAAGTTAGATGATTCACTAGCAGAAGAAGCATTAATTTGTTTTAGTTTTGCTACAAAGTTATTTGAAGAGTTAGCATGAGTGATCTAAAATCTCAGTTAGTTAAAATACAAGACTTACTTATAGATCGATTTAACAGTTCAGGAACTGAAATAGCAGAACCTGGTATTGATCGTTTTAATTATAACGGTTGGATTAATAGAATTTGGTCTAGTAAGTCTTATCGTCGCGCACATCTTAATATAGTAGACGCAAGTGATTCAAACGGATTGTGGATGATGCATTGCTGCATTTTCCCACATATCCATAATCCTGCACCTATCTTTGGTTGTGATGTTGTTGCAGGTCGCAATAAGATAACTGGTTTTTTCCATGACTACAGTCCGGCTGGTAATTCTAATCATCCAATGATAGATTTTTTTGGATCAGAGGCTGGGTTGTTAAAATGGGATAAAGTTAGAGATATTCCAGAGTGGGGACAAAAGATCTTTTCCCCACATATGATTGCAGCAAGCAATATTCAAAAAGACAGTGAAATAGCGCAAATACACAGCATTATAGATCTTACTAGCAAACACTACTTATTTAACGTAGCAAGCACTAATAACACAGTTAAAAGCACTGTAGAAGCACAAAACTACTATGCAATACAACAAAAACAAATCCCGCATACACCGCGAGTAATGGCTGCACTTGGCTTAAACGAAGAAGACGTTACTCGCTTTGTTCATGAGTGTTTATTCCCTGAGATTTAGAGTGCGCAAATACTGATAAATACAGTATGAAACATTCTGTTATAATTCTTACAAAACAAACTACAATAGACTATGAAACTAGTAAACTACTTATTAGTTTCATGGATTCTAACATCGACGCATCTGTATGTCAATTTTCTAACTTTGATATCATCATTGGTGAGTCAATCAAATACGACGGCAAAGAGTTTTCTCTCCCTGACCTAGTGTTAATAAGATTAGGTGCCGGTATCACTTCGGTTGAATTAGCTGTAATTAGGTATTTTGAATTACTAGGCATCCCATGCGTTAACTCGAGCAACAGTATACATATAGTACAAAATAAATTCCACACTGGTCAAATTCTTTCAAACGCTAACATAGCAGTACCGACAACAATGTTAGTACACTTTCCAATTACACACAACTTAATCGCAACACATATAGGATTTCCTTGCGTAATAAAAGTATTAGTTGGTAGTTTCGGTGAGGGTGTATATCTGTGTCAAACAGAAAAAGAATATCATAAATTAATCGAATTCCTTAAAAATTTAGATAATGAAAAAAAACTACTAGTACAAGAATATCTTAATGATTACCCTGGTGTAGATTTAAGAGTATTTGTAGTAGGAGATAAAGTACTCGGAGCTATGAAACGTATTGCTCCTGAAGGCGACTTTCGTGCAAACATTACAATAGGTGGTAAAGGCGAACCTTATACTGTAACTCCCGAAATAGAAGAAATTGCATTGGCTACCGCTAAAGCGTTAGGATTAGAAATAGCAGGTATTGATCTATTATTTGATAATCGCGGATTTAGAGTATGTGAAGCTAATTCAAATCCTGGATTTAACGGTTTTGATCATTATTGTGGTACTAACATAGCAGGAGAGATGGTTGAATATATTGTTAAAAAATTGAGTAACTGATTGACAATCGAAGTAATTACTGTATAATATAGACATTAGATACAAAGAGTATCTATACATTAAATCTATTAAACACATTATACATTAAAATTAAATTATGAGTACAGCACTTGTTACACCCGAAGATTATAAATTTTTTGATTTTTTAGCACCATATCGTTGGCCAAATGCACCAAAGTACGAAATTGCATTATATAGAAAACTAGTAGAAACTGGCGATCTTCAAATTGAAACTGTATTAGAAAATGCGTTAGCGATAACATCACAAGGGGCTTATGTTCGTGTTGCCGAAGTTGGACATGATTTTTATCCATGTTTGTCCGATGCTAAAAAAGCAGTAAGTTGTTTTAGAAACAATAATATTGCAAAAGATGAATGGACTAATTCTATTGCTATTAGTGGTCTTAAAAATAAAACTGGTTTAATTAGAGCTTTATGTTATTCTAAATATTCGGACGAATTTTACTGTCTTGCTATTCCAAACAGTATGTATAAAGGAAGAGATCGAGTTGAGATTTCATTAGATAGGAGTATTGGTTTTAAAGAACCTACCGGAATTCCGAAAGGTAAATGGACTGCATTCATAGTTGAAGATTTTAAAAAATTAGCCACTATTACACCTGCCGAAGCTGAATTGTTAAAATCTAGAAGCGTATCAACCCGTACTATTAATATGCTTTTAGATGATTTTTTCAACACAATGGGTGATGAGAATTAGTGTATAAATAGTATACAATTAGGACTATACATGAAAATTAGAGAATTATTATACGAACGTATATCATTAACAAACGTTGCTCCAGAAATTAATAATGCATTGCATGATGCGGTTATGAATGTGTTTAATACCCGACCTCAAACTCCTATCCAAAAAATGGATATGCAATTTATGGTTAAGTACAATACGTTATTTGTTAATTCTATTAAACCTATTCTAACACACTACGCAAAACAAATAACAAATACTGATGTTACTATACAATTTAAATCGTTAGCACAAGGTACTGGACAATATATTGAAGATACTAATACTATAACAATTGCTCCAAAAGTAATTGCAAACTTAATTAAATTATTATTTAAACATTATACTGATAATATCGATGCTAACGATATTAACACTATCATTAATCACTTAACTTCTGTATTCTTACACGAAGTAACACATGCTAAACAAGTAAGTCACGGACAACGATACGAATACAAACATGGATATGTTGAAAGAGATAAAATTAAATTCTTTACAGCGTTAATACAAGATGAATTTAAAAGTGAAGAAGAACAGATTCGTGCTAGAGAAATATATAAATCACAACCTGACGAAATCGCAGCATACGCACAAGAAGCGGCATCAGATCTAATTAGTAAGATTCATAAACTATCACCTCAAGAACAATCCACTGCTATTAATGTATTCTTAAAAGAAATATCAAAACAATCACATACTTATAGTGATTTTAAAGGTAGAGCCGAACCGGGATACGAAAAAGCATATCGTAGATACTTAAAATCAATTTATCAAACTTTAGACGATTATAGAGCTAGATTAGTCTAGTCAAAAAAAAGCCCTGTTTACAGTTGTAAGAGGTAGCGAATCTCAAACTGTTAGGTAGGGCAACCTTGACGCCTTAGGCACAGATAACTGTGACGGTCCTAAGTTGTTAAAGTTATTTATCTTTTATTTCGTTCGTAAATATATTCACCATCATCGTCATAGATAGGATCTTTAATTAACACTAACGGTCCTACTTGTACAGCACGTGATCCAC